TTGTATTAAACATGTTGAGTACTGAACGATTTGAATCTAGATTTGTAGACACAAGTCAACAGAAACGTGCTATGAAGCTTGAAGACTCATCCTATGAACAACGAACCAATCACTTCGTTCAAAGTAATGATGTAGGAGAAGCACAAGGTATCTCAACACCTTGGCAAGTAAATCAATATAAATCTAAGTTATAATAAATGCCTCTCTTTAACTTTGGAAAGAAGAAAGAGGAAAAAATTGAAAAAATAATAGAGAAACAGCAAAAGGAACTGGATGAACAGAACAAAAAGAATGAGGAAGAACTAAAGAAACTTGAAGAATCTCTTAAAAAACATCAAAAGGAACTTGAGAAGCCACTTAAGACTGAAGCTGAAACTCGTAAAGAACTTGAAGATGAACTTGCTGCACTCAAACTTGATGGTGGTCGCAAACGAAAGACTCGTTCACGAAAACTTCGTAGAAGAAAGACGCTTAAGCAGAGAAAGTGAGAACAACTAATGTCCTCTAAAGCAAAAATTCCAAGAGCTCTACGTGAACAAGTATGGCTGGTTCACGTAGGTCCTAGATTTCAAAATAAGTGCAAGGTTTCGTGGTGCACGAACTCCATGAACGCATTTGATTTTCAATGTGGTCATAACATACCTGAGAGTAAAGGTGGAAAAACAGATGTTAATAATTTGATTCCCATTTGCTCACGTTGTAATCTGAGTATGGGAAGTCAGTTCACAATTGACGAATGGAATAAACGCTTTTCACCTCCACCCAACAGATTATGGAGATGTATGCGATCATATTTCCAATGTCAGCGTCTTTGCAGGTAAAGGTTCTGGTCGTGTTCCTTCAGCACGATGACGTTGAACATCATCCCAAAATTTAGTCAGATCTTCAATGTGATCCGATAACCACTTAGGATCTTTTGGAACAAAGTCCTTCTTAGTATCCAACAGGACCCAATAAATATACTGATGGTCTTCTGTATGTGTGCTTTGCCACTCGTGAAGTGGTACTGTATCAGGTTTATAATCTACCTTTCCATCTGGATCTACTGCAAATACACCTTTCATTGTAGAACAAGCATCCCACTCGGTAAAATTAAGTTGCTTAAATCGAAACTCTACATATTCACATTCATCAATCCCCGTGCACTCCATTTGCATTTGCATTTGGTGCATGTAATAACTTGGGATCTCATCTTTACGAACTCGGCTCATAGGACACTTGAACTCTACTAATCTTCCATATCTACGAGGATCTGCATCGGCATATCTCGGAACAATTAATCCATCGGGCGATGCTCCTAGAAATTTATGAACAGGATGCTGACAACAACCCACATCAATAATATCGCAGCCTGTTGTATCTTCGTAGATCTTCTTTGCGACGGGTTCAAATCGGGTTCCCCAAATTAACGCTGGAACTGAGTTGAATGCGTTGTTTTCTGTTTTTGCCGGAGGTTCAAGCTTCTTCAATAACAATTCAAGACGAGATGCTGCAGAAGTCCAAACCTTTGAAACTTCTGAAGCAGTAATCATAGTTCCTCGTTGTGTGTGCCATGCATCGGTTCTCTGATCTTGCTTTCCATACAATCGGATAACACGTTCAAAGCATCGATCACGCATCCACAGTTTTCCCACATCCTCCATCATTAGTTTGTTGGCAAGATCCCGAACATATTTCTTCAGAAAGCGAATTGGTAGAGCAGGTGCTAGAACATGACATAGAATTACAAATCGGCGTAGTCGAGCGTTGAGGTGAGTATATGGACGTTCGTCCAATAGATAAGGAGTCAATACCTCCTCCATTAAGGTTCTCTTGTTCAATAGGCGAAAGTCCATTTTGCTTAAACATTTCTTTATATGCTTGCTTACGTTGTGAAAGATAGGCTTCAAAATCACCTGCTCCCATAACACCTAGCTCAGATGAACGACTGAACATTTCATCATACATCTTTTTGAACTCTGCATCAATTTCATCTTGACGATCCAGTGGAAACCCTGCATCTTCAATCGTAGGGATAACATCACCTTCTTTAAAGATTGGATCAGGTTGCTGAGGTTGATCACGAAGCATTTCTAAGAACGTGTTGTATTCCTTTTCACCATCAATCATCATAAAAAGACCAGGTGTAGTGGCTTCTATAATTCTACCTTCTTCACGAATTCTATTAACTGCTTCCCAAGTACAGATAGCTTTTGCAACACCAGGTTCTTGCTCTCTTTCCTTCTCAATAGGTTCAAGTTTTGGAATGAGTGAAGGCAAAATAATTCCAGGACAATCAATCTCAGCCATTTGTATTTATTCTATGGACCCACTTTAAGCGAGAATACCGCAGTAAAGATACAAAATGGAGGTCATTCAAAATCGCGATCACTGGGTTTTACACCGCTTACAAGGCTTTTATTCAAACGAGGAAAACTTCAAGAAAGTTCAATCTATCCTTTCAGGCGAGTCTAAGATTAGTCTTAGGCTTCTTGACTGGTTAGTGACCAATTACGCAAAGAAGCATAATGTATCTTATTTAGTTGGATCTAGACATGTCATTGTTTATCTTGCTTATAAGTCACATCTCAAAGCGTATAGCAAAAAGATGTTTGACCCATTCTGCCGTTGGAAGCGTATTCAATTTATGGGATTGGATACAACTGTCGGACAACTTAACTTCTTTGAATGGGCACTTCAAGATGATGTTCTAAAATATTTGGAAGAACACTATGACGCAATTCACGCAGACATGGAGGCCTGTTCAACTACCATTCAACCCAAAACAACTGAAGAAGGTGTTCGTCGCAAACGACATGAACTTAGTCGTTCTGCAACCAAGGCTGTGCGTCACCATGACGTAAAGGTTGTTGTATCCTTTGAGTAATGCAGTCTATACTGGATCCAAAGGTTCTCTATAGAGATTTATCAAGAGACATTGTGGAGCATGACGTAGATGTCGTGTCTGATTTATGGAATATGGATGGTCGTGATGTCTATCGGGGTTCCCGAGACAGACAATACGAGCATGCAAAAGTGTATTGGTTGTATACTGAAGATTTAGAGAGAGTAGGATTGGTTGAACATTCACTTGAAAATCAAGCAGACTTCCGTATTCTTTGGTTTTACGATAATCCATTTGCAACTCTTCTTCAAGAGGAAGGATGGACAAATGAACAGAGTATTTGGTCAGTATTATCACGTCCAGCAGTGGAGATGTTCCTTGCAGAAGACTGGACTAGTCCTAGTTCACTTTTGAATGCATGTCTTCATGGATCTACTCGTATTCTTACAGTGGAGATGATACTTAACAAGCCTACAATTTTTCACTGTTCAGTCTGTGGTAGTAAGTCCATGAAAAAAACGGAATGTTCTGAGTTCCAAACTCAAATGGAACTAGACTTCCCGGATCAAAGAAAAATAGTATTTATAGACGATGATTTATACGTCTGTGAACCACCTACTGGTTCAAGAGTTTGGGAACTTTTAGGTTTTAAATCGCAGCTCCCACTACACGACGCTTTGATGCCTTTGCAGGAGCCGGAGGAGCAGCCTTTACTTCAATCGCAGGTGGAGCTGATGGAGACTCAGGAACAAATGCCGACTCCTCAGCTACCTCCTCTAGACGCTCAGCCAAATTCAATTTTACCTCATCTTCCTCTCCAACATCCTCCTCAGCATCAAACAACTGAGCGGCTGTCACTCGCTGCTGCGCCGACACTTGCGCATACGAAATACGCCATGTCACTCCAAAGCCCTGACCGGAGACGTAGATACTCGGGCTGACAATGAACCTTGCTTCCATACGCTTAGGAAACACAGTCTCTAGGTTATCAGTGCTGAGTGCAATAGGACGATTTGCCATATCGACTGCGTCCATGTTGACTTTACCATCATACACTGGCACCTTCATTCTGAAGCTTGGTGGATACTTTCCATTGGGCACCCACTCTGCACCTTGCTTCTCTACGCTAGGACTTACTAGCGCTTTCATGCTGTCACGGAGGACATCCTCCTTGCGAGCACGACCAAACCACGAAGTTGACTTCTCAACTGCGGTCTTGATGACCTTCTCTTCAAGGTCCTTGAGGAAGTTATACATTTGTCCAATCTCATCTGCATCCTCAGGTGCACGCTCCTTTGCGTAGGAGTCACAGCCACGAAGACTGGCGAGCATTGTGTAGTTGGTTCCATTCTCAGTTTCTTTGATTGAGACGCCCATTGGATACTGGAGTTTGGGAATTCGCATCTGGAAGTTCTGTCCATTGTACTTGATCGGAACACTCTTGGAACCGTTAGTTTTGCTTACACGGATATCTCCGAAAGAAACCTTGTTGATATCGAGATTGGAGGCGTTGATAATTGCGTTGACTGACATTCTATTCTTGGGTATACATTCTATACCTATGATTAGGTCTAGATCCATTTTGTCGCCACGTTTATGGGTTCAGTTTTATTAAATGGCAACTTTCATATAACAGACCTTCGCTAAAGAATGGTTAGATGTGCATCAGTCAAAAAGAAGGGGTCTACACTTCAATGCACGGCCAATGCAATTTTTGGACATACATTATGTGGAAATCATGCAAGGTCTAAAAACGTAACCTTGTGGAAGAATACAATTGAGAATGACGTAAGGATCATCAAATGTCAAGCTGTGGCTCGTGGATGGTTCGTCCGTCATCATCTTAGACTAGCAGGTCCGGGTGTGTTACGAAGAAAGGGTCTTGCAAATGATG